CTGACTGGTTTGATGATCAAACTATCTCCGTCCAAGCTGGTAGAACAACAGTTAGCTGGAACTCCCTAGCCAACAGACCAACTACAACTGAGTATGCAAGAACTAGAAACTCCCGTTTCGATGAATTCCATGTTGTCATTTTTGATGACACAGGTGATGTTACTGGTAACGCCGGTACTATCCTAGAGAAGAATATTGGAATGTCCAAGGGTAAAGATGCTGAGTTCTCAGCTGGTACTCCTTCTCATTGGAGAAAGTATCTAGCTAATACTTCCAGGTATCTATTCGGTGGTTCAGAACCCGTTGGTGTTGTTACAACTTCCTTTGAGTCCGGTGGTAATGGTTATGTTCCAGAAACTGGTGGTGAGTGGGATCAAGCAACCCGTAATGTAAACTTCTACTCCTGTGGAAACCTAGCCGTAACCATAGAGGGTGGTAATAACTACGATGGTGGAACTGATCTAGATGCATCTGGTGCATTAAGAGTAGACGTTGGTGATATCGCAGCAGGTTACGACAACTTCGAATCTAACGATGAGACTGATGTTGATTTCCTAATCATGGGATCCGCAGCTTATGGTGAAGCAGAAACGCAATCACTAGCTAATAAGATCATTGGAATCGCTGATAAGCGTAAAGACGCTATGGCGTTTATTTCACCATACAGAGCTTCTCAGATTACTGATTCTGGTTCAGGTGCTCAGGTTACTATTAACTCTGAACAGATCACTGACAACCTAATCAGTTACTATTCAACCGTATCTTCTTCTAGTTACGCTGTATTGGATACTGGATACAAGTACATGTATGACAGGTTTGCAGACAAACTCAGATATGTTCCTATGAACGGAGACATCGCTGGTTGTTGTGCAAGAACTGACCAAGTAGCATTCCCCTGGTTCTCACCAGCTGGAACTACTAGAGGAGCTATCCTCAACGGTGTAAGACTAGCTTACAACCCAACCCAAAGTCAGAGAGACCGTCTCTATTCCGCTAGAATCAATCCCGTCATCTTCGCTAATGATGTTGGTGGTATTGTTCTCTTTGGTGATAAGACAGCACTATCTGCATCTTCCGCGTTTGATAGAATCAACGTAAGAAGATTGTTTATCTACGTAGAGGATGCTGTTAGTTCAGCTGCTAAAGATCAACTCTTCGAATTTAACGATGAAGTTACTAGAACTAACTTCGTTAATATTGTTGAACCATTCCTAAGGGATGTTGAAGCTAAGAGAGGTATCACGGACTTTATCGTAGTATGTGACGAAACTAACAACACACCTGCTGTTGTTGACAGAAATGAGTTCGTCGCAGATATCTTCATCAAACCAACACGTTCCATCAACTTTATCGGTCTAACGTTCGTTGCTACTCGCACCGGCGTAAGTTTCGAAGAAATTGTTGGTACTGTTTAAATCACTTCTACCTAAACAAATTTTCAAGGAGCAACCCTAAATGGCAAGCACAAGATCTCAGGTAGAGTCCCCCGTATTGAGGACGCTGAGTGACTTTAAGGCTAAAATGACTGGTGGCGGTGCCCGCCCCAATCTATTTGAAGTCGTTCTTCAGTTCCCAATCTCAGCACCTACCGATACAGATACGCTACAGAAGTCGCGTTTCTTAGTTAAGGCAGCTGCACTTCCCGCTTCAAATATCGGTCCCGTCGAAGTTCCCTTCCGTGGTCGTGTTTTGAAACTAGCAGGTGACAGAACCTTCGACACCTGGACCATCACAGTTCTAAACGACACGGATTTCTCAATCCGTTCAGCGTTTGAGAAGTGGATGAATTCCATGAATCGTATGGAAGATGCAACAGGTACTCAAGACCCCGCATTCTATCAATCAGACGCATATGTCTATCAGTTAGATAGAGACGGTTCAACATTACGTACCTATCGTTTCCACGACGTATTCCCCAACAACCTATCTTCTATGGATCTCAACTATGAGTCCACAGACAGCATCCACGAATTTACAGTGGAAATGCAGGTTCAGTGGTGGGAAGCAATTAGAGGAACCGGTCGTAATGCCGGTGGTGAAGATATCTTCTAAACCTAGTTCAGCACAAGAGACCTCCGAAAGGGGGTCTTTTTTTATGCGCTAAATATATTCACGGGTCGTACCCATACATGTTATTATAGGAAGAAAAGATACTCGTTATGGGAAGGTTATTCGGTTTTTCAATTGAAGAAGATGACATCCAACGCCCTGGGTCTATAAGTCCGGTTCCCGAAAATAACCAGGATGGTGTAGACTACTATGCCTCTGGTGGTGCGTTTGGTTCTTCTTATGTTGATATTGAAGGCGTATTCAGAACAGAGTATGATCTGATTCGTAGATACAGAGAAATGGCACTCTACCCTGAAGTAGATTGTGCTGTGGAAGATATTGTCAATGAAGCAATTGTAAGTGATTTGTATGAATCACCAGTTCAGATTGAACTCAGTAATGTAGAAGCCAGTGAGAAAGTAAAGAATATCATTCGTGATGAGTTCAAATACATCAAGGAGATGTTGGACTTTGATAAGAGAGCACACGAAATATTCCGTAACTGGTACATCGATGGTCGTATGCACTATCTGAAGGTTATCGACTTCGAAAGACCTCAAGATGGTATCATGGATCTACGATATATTGATCCAATGAAGATCAAGTTTGTTCGTAAGATTAATAATAAGGCACAAAATAGTCCTATTGCAAGTAAGGTTCTAACACTAAACAATACTGGAGCACAGATTCCTAACGGAAGAAACGATGCTTTCAGTGCTGGTATTGACGAGTATTATGTTTATACTCCCGGTGCATCTACTGGTGGTTGTGGAACAGCGGGTATGGCTGTTGGTAACTCAGCACAAGCTTCTATCAAGATTGCTAAAGATTCAATTGCATATTGTAACTCAGGTCTAGTTGATAGAAACGCACAGACAGTTTTATCCTGGATTCACAAGGCAATCAAAGCATCCAATCAACTTCGTATGATTGAAGATGCTATTGTTATCTACAGATTATCAAGAGCACCAGAAAGAAGAATCTTCTACATTGATGTCGGTAACCTACCCAAAGTAAAGGCAGAGCAATACCTTCATCAGGTGATGCAGAGATATAGAAATAAGATGACGTATAACGCATCTACTGGTGAGATGAAGAGTGATAAGAAAGTTCTTTCTATGTTGGAAGACTTCTGGTTGCCTAGAAGAGAAGGTGGTAGAGGAACAGAAATCTCTACACTTCCTGGTGGTCAGAATCTAGGTGAGATCAGCGACCTAGAGTATTTTAGAAACAGACTATATGATTCCCTAAACGTACCTAGATCTAGACAACCTGGATCTAATGATGGTTTTAGTTTGGGACGTTCCAGTGAAATCCTAAGGGATGAGGTTAAGTTCTCCAAGTTCGTAGCTAGACTCCGTAAGAGATTTGCTGGTTTATTCAATGATATTCTAAAGACACAACTTATTCTAAAGAATATCATCACTCCCGATGACTGGGAGATGTTGAAGGATAACATTCAATATGATTTCCTTTACGACAATCACTTTGCCGAACTTAAAGAAACTGAACTTATGCAAGAGAGATTCAATCTTCTCGCACAAGCAGAACCTTATATTGGTAAGTACTACTCTCAACAGTTTATCAGAACTAAGATCCTTCGTCAAACTGACGGTGAGATGGTAGAGGAAGATAAGCAAATTGAGAAGGAAATTGAGAGTGGGGCTATTCCAGATCCTGCTCTTATTGATCCTGTTACTGGGGAACAAATGATTCCTGGTATGGAACCCCCTGATGGTGGAAATGAACAACCACCACAAGATCAGGATTCTACAGGTATTAAATCAGCAATGGGATCCCCTGTTCAAGATAATGACATAGAGGTGAACGTTGACAGATCTACTAAGATGCCTGAAAAGGGTTTAGGTGAAATCTAAACCTGATAAATAAAACATATATCTTTTTATTATGGAAATCGACACATCGGTTGTGGATGCTATTGTGAGTGGTGAAACACCCGCAGGTATTACACAATCCATTAAGGATCTTCTGTATGCAAAAGCAAGCGATAGGGTTGATACCTATCGTGATGTAGTGGCAGACAGAATGTTCGGTGGTTCTGAAGAAGAACCTTCTGAAGAAGAACCAGTAGCCGAATTTGAGAGCGATGAGGAAGAAGAAGAGTGATTAAGATTGTATTTTCCGAGGTTGATAGTCCAACGGACTCTGACCAGGCAATCAGTCTCAATAACTCTAGTGGTGTTAGAGCAATTAATTGTTCTAAAAAACCATACCTACTTCACCTAATCGATAACATAAGTGGAGAGACTAGATCACTTACATTAGTGAGTAATGAAAGTCTTATCCTTAAAAAACACAGTTACGATAAGGTATATGCTTCATCGAAAACTGTTCGTATCGCTGGAGTAAGCATCTACTAAAATGAAACTAATTACAGAAGAAATTAACAAGGTTGAGTTTATTGTCGAAGAGAGCAATGGCAAAAGGTCTTGTTTTATTGAGGGAAACTTCCTTCAGGGCAATATCAAAAACCGTAATGGTCGTGTCTATAGAACCGAGACACTAGCCCGTGAAGTCGCTCGCTACAATGAACAGTATGTTCAGACCGGCCGCGCTCTAGGTGAACTTGGCCATCCTGACGGACCTACAGTTAACTTAGACCGAGTATCACATAACATCATTTCACTTCGTCAAGAAGGAAATAACTTTATCGGTAAGGCTAAACTTCTTGATACTCCTATGGGAAATATCGCTAAGAGCCTTATTGGTGAAGGTGTTAAACTTGGTGTTTCTTCTCGTGGTGTTGGTTCCATTAGTGAAACGAAGCAAGGATATAAGCTGGTTGGTGAAGACTTTATGTTGGCAACCGCAGCTGATATTGTAGCCGATCCCAGTGCCCCAGACGCGTTTGTTCAGGGTATTATGGAAGGCAAAGAATGGGTTTTTGTCAATGGACTCTTAAAAGAGAGTGACATTGATAGCGCACGTTCTACAATTGACAAACTAGTTGTCACAAGAGAACTTGAGGAGAAGAAGGTTCAACTTTTTCAAGATTTTCTTTCAAATCTATAAACTCTATAAATAAACATAGATTTATATTGTATAAATTACACTCGTCGGTAGCAACCTAATTACAAGACATGGAAAACGTAGTAACGAAAGGTGCTAAGTCTGCTGAGGCTATGGATAAAGTCTCACCCAGCGTAGTACCCGGACAGTCAATCACCGATCTCGGTGGTCCTACTCCCGAAAACTATACCAATGAGCCTGACGGCTCTGCAAAGCTCAATGACGCCGGTGGTCCCCTCAAGAAAGTTGAGGATGTGGTCACCAAAGGCGCTAAGAAAGCAGAAGGTATGGAAAAAGCATCCCCTGAACCACCAGCTGGTGGAACAACTGATGCCCGTTCCGCTTCTTCACAAGCTGAAAAAGTATCACCCAAGCCTCCCGGTCAAACCACTAAGGAAGAGATCGAAGTAGAGGAAGAGGAAATTCTTATTTCTGAGATTGATGTTGAAGAAGATGTAACCGCACTTCTAAGTGGTGAAGAACTCTCTGAAGAATTTCAAGATAAAGCTCGCACCATCTTTGAAGCAGCGATCCGTAACAAGGTTGCTATCGCTAAAGAAGAACTTCAAGAAGCATACGAAACTCGCCTCGTAGAGGAACTAGAGCTAGTACGTGAGTCAGTCGCTAATAGAGTTGACGCATACTTGGAGTACGTAGCCGATGAGTGGATGGCTGAAAACGCCATTGCCGTCGAACATGGACTAAAAACTGAAATGACAGAGAGCTTTATCTCTGGCATGAAGCAACTATTTGAAAACCACTACGTATCTGTCCCTGAGGATAGATTTGACGTAGTAGAGTCCATGGTTGAGAAACTTGATGAAATGGAAGAAAAACTCAATGAGCAAATTGAGCGTAACATCGTCCTAAACAGCCGTTTAGGTCAAACTGTTGCTGAAGGTATCTTCTTCGAAGTATCTGAAGGATTAGCTGAAACCCAAAAGGACAAGCTACTCGCCCTTGCTGAAAACGTTGAGTTTGATAGTGAAGCAGGTTATCGTGAGAAACTAGAGAGTCTCAAGGAATCTTATTTCCCTGGTAGACCCTCAACTATTGCGAGCAGAAACAGTGTAGAGGACCTCACTGAAGAGGTTAATGTTGGTGGGGAAACCCGTCAGGTTAACGGAAACATGGCCGTCTACCTACAGACACTCAATAGAGTTTCTAAAAAGTGAATTCTAAATTATTAGATCAAACAAAACATTTTTAACAATAGGTTTTTAAACAAATGTACAATTCCGCAAACTCCGAATATCTCCAGGAGAAGTGGGCACCAATCCTCGAGCACGGTGAGTCCATCCAGGACGCACACAAGCGTGCCGTAACTGCCCAACTTCTAGAGAACCAGGAAGTAGCCCTTTCCGAAGAGCGTGCTTTCCTTTCAGAAGCTCCAACAGTAAACACCGACCCTAACGCAACTGGCAACGCTGGTTTCTCTGG